TTTCTTGAGCCATGTTACCAAGTCCTGTCGAGCTTCTCTGATTTCTGCCTGCGCTTCATCGATAGCTTTGTCTGCCGAATCATGCGCGTCTTTGATTGCTTTTTCTACGTTCTTCTTAGCCATGCTTCACCTCTTAGAATGGTACGTCTTGTGATAGGAAATCATCTTGCTTCTTAGCCTGACCGCCTTCAGTGTAGATAACCTTGCAGTTACCTAGAATAGGTGGTCGCTCTGCACCAGACTCGCGCTCTTCTTTATCCTGAGACTGTGCAATAAAGCCATGATTGCCATACTGATCTTCTTCAGTTGGGTTGATAAAGGTAGTCAGGTTTACATACTTAGCCACTGACCCATCTTTTTTAGTTACTTCTTTAATGCGTGACTTGTCAATCTTTGTCACATCTATAGATACTGAGATTCCTATTTTACTCACGTTAAATTCCTCACTTCTGATTTGATTTCCTCTACGGCTAGGTTTATTTGCTTAGCCAGTTTCTCTATAAACTCTTCATTGCGCTCTACTCTTACAACAAAGGGCTTCATATCAGGGTGGTATGACATAAAGTCCCACCATTCTCTGCCTGTAATATACAAACAACCCTGTACCTGAGCATAGTGCTTACTCGGACATTCGCCCTTTCTGCTCCATGCTATGTGGTTCTTTGGTGCAGGGCATTTAAACTCAACACCCCCATCTTCACCAATCAATCCATCAGGGCTACAACCAAACTCTCCTGAGTCATCTAGTATAAACCCTACTTCTTCTACGTCAACACTGTGCATCAACTCATACATTGCGCGAGCTTCAGGCTCTAACTCTGTACCTCTCTGCATCCATTCATTAACGTAGATTGGCTCTGATTCGCCCAGTATTCTTTCAGCTATTAAGATGTTTATGTATTCATCTGCTGATGCACTAGGCTTCCCTGCCGTAGTGATTAGTTTAGAGAACTGACTAGCACTGGGTCTGCCTAACCTAGCATCTAGCCATTCCTGTGTACCTTGATCAGCTTGAAGTATTTGCAACTTTCTTCTCCAACATTGCTAATGCTCTATCATACTGCGCCACTGACATATCATCTACAGTCTTGCACTTGAACACTTGGCAGAACTTCTTAACATCGCTCTCTGTAGCCTGTAACAATCCCTTTAACTTAGCTGACTGCTCTTCACTGATAGGTGTATCCAATACCGCTAACGGTAGGTCTTCACCTGCGTAGATGTAATGCCCCAAGCCAAACATAGCAATACACTTAACTAGACAGCGCATTCTAGCATCACTCACATCTCTTGATGTTGGGTTTACTACTGCCTTGTTCCTGTTATCCATCACTGGTAGCCACATACGTCTGGTGATACCGTCAACAGTCAACTCCACCTCTACCTCAACAGTACCATTCTGGTCTATGTTAGGCTCAAAGTAGCAGTAACTAGCATCAGGGTAATACTTCATCAGTGTACCCCAAGCATATGCCCATGAAAGGTAACTCAAGTTACCCTTCTTCTCGATGTTTTTAGATACGTCAATCGCTGACAGTGTTGTCCATACGTTACTCATTATGCACCCCCTAAGATTTGTTGAAATTGTTTCTCACTATACCATGTAGCACTAGCCTCTTTAGCATATGCATCTGCATAGCCGAAGTAGTAGGCTTCTGGCTCACACTCGCGGGCAGGATGACCGTGTATACAGTCGAACTCGCCCTTCTCATAATCATTTAGTTTGCTTAAATCACTCATATCTCATCTCCATTTGTGTAATGTGTTCGTTGATGTAATCAACAGTTATCTGGTTAAGGTATGATACAGATGCCTCAACTAGTTTACCAATCTCTTCATAGTTTTCGTCAGCCAGTGCCTGCAAAACTTGCTGATGATATTCTTCTATAAAGCCTAAATCACCTAGATACTCACCTATAAAGGCATCTTGTAGCAAGCCTGCATCATTACGCATGATGTCAATAGAGTATCTCCAAGCTGTTTCTGTAACTTCTGCGTCACTAGATGTGGTGGTGATGAGAGGGAACTGTGTTTCTGCCCTGTTGAAGTTGTATTCTTCAAATATTATTGGTTTCATTTGTGTGTCCTCATGTTTGTGTACTGACATATTAGTTAATGTTTACACCTATGTCAATATTTATTTGCAAATTAATTTACATTGATATATGATAGGTACAAATCACTAAGGAGATAACATGGATATTAACAAATCATTAGATCATTTTATGAAAGAACACCGCATGACACAGGCAGATATAGCTAGAGAGGGTGGGTTGTCCCCTGCTACTGTCAGTTTGATTAGGAATAACCACAGAGAACCAAGCTGTGCCACCCTGATTGCATTGTCAGACCTATTCCAAGTACCAGTAAGCGACTTTATCAGGGCAGGTGAACATGGATAAGAAAGGTTACTACGCAATCATCCCTGCTAACGTCAGATACGATGAGAGTCTAACGCCTAACGCCAAACTTTTATATGGTGAGATCACTGCACTTTGCAATGAGAAAGGATATTGTTGGGCAACTAATGGATACTTTGCAGAACTATATAACGTCAGTAAGGTATCTATTAGTAAATGGATAGGTAGTCTTAAAGACGCAGGCTACGTCAGCATTGAGATGGAGCAGGATGGGGGTACTAAACAAATCTTAAATAGGTATATAAGATTAGTTAATGACCCTATTAAAGAAAAGTTAAATACCCCACAAAGAAAAGTTAATGGGGGTATTAAAGAAAAGTTTAAGGATAATAATACAGTTAATACTACATCTAATATTACAGTTAATAATATAGATCATTTTGAATCATTCTGGAGTGTTTACCCAAGAAAGGTTGGCAAGGCGCAAGCTAGGAAATCATGGGATAAGCTCAAACTGAATGACGATACTGTAAAGATGATAGCAGAGAACATTGCATTGAGGATTAAGTATGGCGAGTGGAGTGATGCTAACAAAACATTCATACCCCATGCGTCAACCTATCTCAACAATGCAAGGTGGGAAGATGAGGTCGAAGCCCCTACACTAACTAACGTGGCGAAAAAACCGAATCAAATAAAGAAACGCGATATTGAAGTCGCACTAACCGATAGATCATGGGCAAACTAGGAGTAATAAATGTCTGAATACAATATACCATCTGACCTTTTTGAGCGCAGATACGATGCATATAAGAGCCATCCTGCATACAACGTGATAATACAATTACATCGCGCGTCTATGGCTATGGACTTTATGCAAATCAAGTTGGATATTGAAAGTGATGGACTGACTGACTTAAAAGAAATACTGGATAATTTAATAAATTGCTTTATAGAGTTTGATGCAAGCAAAAAAGACTGGGATGAACACTTCCAATATAGGAGAATACAATGACACAATCAGAGAGAGTATTAAAATATTTAGAAGATGGTAAGAAGCTAACCTGCCTGAATGCTTTTGAGGAGCTAGGCATTACACAAGTGGCGGCTCGAATCTTTGAGCTGAAAGAGAAAGGTCACGACATAAAGACCAACAGAAGAAAGGTAACTAACCGTTACAATGAGATCTGTAGCGTAGCTGAATACTACATGGAGAGAAAATATGACTAACTATCAGAAGGCTAAAAAGCATGGCGGCATCAAAGGCTATAAGTATGTAGGCACTGAGAGTGATAAGTTTGTTACTGGTAACTACTACACTTATGAAGATATGAGTGAGCTTACAGGGCTGAGTGAGCATACACTTAGGTCTCGCATGGTGAAGAACAAGCTAAAAGAGAATGGCGAGAAAGTAATCACTGACTTACAGCTTATGCCAAAGAGAAAGCCGTTTACCAATCTTGATGGAACTAAATCACGTTATGTTTTAGGTCAAGACAATATCAAGAGATGTGAGACACAATCAGAAATTATGATGAACAAATATTTGAGGTTAGCGTTATGAATGGTGCCGCTTGGACTGTCAACTGTCCTAAGAAACTCACAATGTATAAAGAATTTGTCGAGCAAATGTATGAGAAGCATAAGTACATTACGTTTGAATACAAGCTAGGTAAGCCTAGGAGTATTAAGCAAAACAATGCTATGTGGGTATTCTGTAAGGAGATAGCCAAGCGGTGCAATGATGCAGGGTTTCCTTGCATGATAAGTAGTCCTGTTTTAACAAAAGATATTGAAGCACCGTGGACTGACCGCAGTGTAATGGACTTGATATGGATGACAGTACAGCGCGCTATGTATCCTGAGAAGGATGAAAGTAGTAGGCAGTTGTCTACAGATGAAGTATCGTTAGTAGCTGAAACAATAACCAGACACCTAGCAGAGAAGTACAAACTATATGTTACATTCCCTACAAAGGATTTTAAGAATGGCAATAAAGCGTGATGCGGCAGACAAGTGGTTTAGTGATGTAGTTAGGAAGAAAGCAGGTCATGTGTGTGAAAGCTGTGGAAAGGTAGAAGGCAGGATGGAGTGCGCTCACATCTATGGAAGGTCGGCTAAGTCAGTGAGGTGGTCAATGGACAATGCAGTATGTCTGTGCCATTACTGTCACATGCAGTTCACTGCCAACCCACTAGAGTTTACAGCGTGGTTGGAAGAGACTTTAGGCGAGGGACACATGGAGATGCTGAGAGAGAAGTGGCAAGTCCTGATGAAGACGAACAAGCAGTTAAGAAAAGAAATAGCAAAACATTACAGGGAAGAATTTAAGAAGATGGATCAAGATGAAACCTATGAACCAGTAAGTTATAACTGAGGTGTGATATGAGTGATCAAATATTAGGCATTATGTTTGACAAGATAGACCAGTATGGGCTGACTGATATACGTGAAGAGTTAATCAATGTAATAGATGCGGCTGTGTATAACAATGCTAGTGGCTATGCTAGATATGAAATAGCAAAGTTGTGGGATCAGGTTGAAGAAGAGATAGCTAAACAGTCTGAGCCACCCACGGAAGAGCAATTAAGTCTTGAACATCCTGAGATGTTTGATATAGAATAGAAATACATATCCCCTAGTATGTGTAGTATGTCCACTTTGCCCCATGTATTTGGGGCTTTTTTTTGGTATAATAGGGCAATGTCTAAGTCCCTATTAAAACGTATTGGCGTATCAGGTTATAACAAGCCTAAGCGCACCCCATCCCACCCTACTAAGTCTCATGTAGTAGTGGCAAAGTCTGGCGATAAAGTAAAAACCATTCGCTACGGTCAACAAGGCGTATCAGGAGCAGGCAGTAACCCAAAGACTGCTAAGCAAAAGGCTAGACGCAAATCATTCAAAGCTCGCCATGCTAAGAACATCGCTAAAGGTAAGATGTCTGCGGCATACTGGGCAAACAAATCAAAGTGGTAGGAGATAACCATGCCATACGGTAAAGGTACATACGGTTCTAAGGTGGGCAGACCGCCTAAGAAGAAAAAGAAAAAGTCATTACTAGGAATGGGCAATGGCAGTAAACGCGGCAGGTAATTATACCAAGCCAACCATGCGTAAGAACCTGTTTAACAGAATTAAAGCAGGGAGCAAGGGCGGTAATGCAGGGCAATGGTCAGCGCGTAAGGCGCAGATGCTTGCACGTATGTACAAAGCTAAAGGCGGTGGGTACAAGTAATGCTTGCTAAATCACAGCGTAGCCTAAAGAAGTGGACTAAACAGGACTGGGGAACTAAATCAGGCAAACCTAGTACGCAAGGACCAAAGGCGACAGGGGAAAGATACCTGCCTAGAAAAGCAAGACAAGCACTCAGCCCTCAAGAGTATGCCGCCACATCAGCAAAGAAAAGAAGAGATACTGCCGCAGGAAAGCAGTATAGTTCTCAGCCTAAGAAGATTAAAAAGAAAGCCAGACGTAAATCCCTTTTAGCCTAGTATTGCCAGACCACTGGTGTAGTCTCTCTGATGTCCACATGGATGAATGTCTTAGCAACACCTATTCCTGTAAACCCTAGACGCATAGCCTCACGCACAATCTTATATCTTTCTGCACCACCAGAGACAGCAATGTCAGCCGCTATACCCTGAGCGTGAGTTCCGGGCTTTGACTTACGAGCCTCGATAGGATGTGATGGATCTCTATAACCAGAAGTAATAATAAAACTAAAGCCACATGCTTCACGCAACTCATCTAGCTTATGGATGAACTCTTCTTTCATCTCATTGTTGCTAGTACACTGGCAGTCAAACTCACTTAACTTAAAATACTTAAACATTATTCACCTCGATACGGATTTGATAGGTAGTCCATGCCTTGCCAGATGGAATCTATTTCTTTATCAATCTTATCTAGCCTACCCTGTATCTTATCACTATTCTCTGTAGCTAACTCAGCTTTTTCTACAGTTACCTGCATCTCTGTGACTAGCTTCTCTACATCAACTACTCTTTCCTGCAGGGCTATCAATTCCTTTTGTCTTTCCATAATGGTTTCTAGGTTACTTCCTAAACCAACCAATTGTTCTTGCATCTCTGATGTATCAGGTATCTGTATAGCCTCTACAGTCTCTAGTCTTGAATACAAACTACTGGCTGTCCATACAGTACCCCCGATACTTGTACCTATCGTCAGGACAATGGCAATCCACACACCTTTGAGTTTAGTACCACCTATATTAACTTCTGTATCAGCAAGCACTAGTATTCCTCACAGTAAAAACAATCGTCAGCAGTTGGTCCAGTCTGGTAGAACTCACCCTCTTGACCCGCACCTAAGACATCAGCCGCACTTACAAACGCACCTTCTAAACTGTACATCATAACCACGTTAGTCGTATGGAATGACAAAGAAGCATACCCAGTAGATGAATCAAATGACGCATCATAGGCATTCATAAAGTCATCACCCATCATATCTACTTCTGCCTGCATATCTTGTACTAAGCCTTCATCATTCTGCACAGCTACGAATGCGGCAAAGGTTTGGGCTGTCTCTTCCACTGTGTCGAGGGAATCATTGTAGGCATCAACATGTGTGTCAGTAATCTCAACATCATTGTTAGCAATGAATGACTGTATCTCTTGTGCCTGTACAGCATCACCACTCTCTTCTGTTTCTACCGCCATGTCATTAACAACAACAGCTTTGATCAATACCTCTGACGCGCCCACAAATGCGCTTACAGCCGTGTTAAGTTCCATCTTAGCCTGATCTACTTGTTCGTCTACAAACTCGTTAGCGGTCATTGTATAGACTGCTTGCGTTGTCATTTGTAAAGCATCATTGTAGGCTTGAGCTTGCTCGTAAGTTAACTTGCTGTCATCTACGACACTATCGGGAGCAATCAATCCCTGATCAGATAATGTTTGTAGTGCAGATACTCTCTGTATGCCTGAGTCGAACGTGTCAACAATGCTCTGGCTAGTATCAACTAAGTTAGATACATCAATGCTGTGGGCGGAAACGCTCAGACACGCTAAGATTGTCGCTAGTATCTTCTTCATCTATTGTTACCCCTATTCCTAGTAGTTGGTTGTAGTGTGTTTCTTTGTCTTCATAGTCAGGAATAAATAATGTCGGGTTATTCTTCATGGCTATAAAGGCATTCTTGCCAAAGACCATACGACCATTAACTAATATGGGGCATGGTGTTCCTGCGATAAACATGGCTGTCCAGTTATTATTGTTCTGACACATACGCGATACTGCCGCGATAGACATGCCCATGTCTTTTAAAACCTTACTGTCTTTCCTTCTGTTACACTCTTCATCTTGTACGTATCGACCACCATTAATACCTAAGACATCTATCTGCATACCTGCACTTGCAGACCGTAGACAAGTATCCTGACCTGATGACATAAGGGATGGAGATATAGCAGTGTTTACTGGGTTAGGCTTCCCTGCCCCTGCCCCTACGTTCTGGGTTGTAGTGCTTGTTGTAACATTATTACTGTTAACCGTAGAGTCTTGTGTGTTGTTGTTTAGATCACCGTTCTGTTGGCTGTCTGACGCATACACTGACACAGAGAATAACAGTAACAGCAGTCTCACTTACGCAAACTCATCAGCTTAGATACGCCCTTGATGCCAAACGAACTAGAGATAGCTATGAATAGTAGATACTGATACCACTCTGGTAAGTTAGACAAGGCAACAAAGCCATCCTCTACCCTGTCTATAACCGTAGTGTCATTTACTACTATTGCGTAACCAATCATAAAGATAGGCACAGCTAATACTAGTGTCCAGAACTCATCCTTCCATGAGTTAGTAGAAGCATCTACAGCTTTAGATTCCCAGTCACTATCACTCTGTATGACCTTCATCTTAGCCTCATGCTTGGCTTGCTTTTCTTCTGCCTTGTTCTTTAGGTAGCCACCTGCAATGTTAGCAATAGGACCTATCAATGTTTGCCACATATTATACTCCAAGCACTCTCATCATGCCGCCTAAGCCAAAAGATTCTCCTACTATCACAAGCCCAACACCAAGTGCTAACCACTTAATCTGAAGTAATGATCTGTTAATATTATGTAACTCATCTCTTAGTTCAGACGTTTGATTATGCAGTCTTGTTAGTTGTGCAGAGTGATTGTCTACACGCCACTCCAACTTGCTTACTCTTGGCTCTAAGTTTGACATTATTCTTCCTCAGACAGACCTTCTTTAATTGAGTTGGCATACGCACTTATAAGAACATTAAGCTCTTGCGCGCGCATTTCATATTGACCTAATTCATTGCGTAGTTCATTAACACGCTTTACTAAAACTACTTGCTCTTCACTTAGGTCATCTTCCGTGTACGTCTTGTCATCAATAGTAATCATTACCAAGGTGTCCCTGTTAGTGTTGATGGTGTTGCTTGTTCCGCTAGGTCAGCATCAAGATTAGCCTCGATGTCTGCTGTGTCTAAGTCAGCTTCTACCCAAGCAATTACATTAGCTTCAGTTAGTGAGTCAAATGCCACATAACCTTCAGCAGTTGTGTCTGGGAAGAAAGAACAAGTACCATAAGATGATGCTGTGTTTTCTCCAGATGTTTTACTAACACGCCAGTGTACTACTTTAACGCCACCGTCTGTGTTTCTTTCAAGTTCTTCTATTGTGAAGTTCATTAAGTTTTCTCCAGTTGTTTACCAAGATGCCAGTGCGGCACGTTTCCAAGTGTTTGTTGCTACACAAACATACATGTAGTCACTATCATAGCATATTTCGCCTTTGTTACCTGTTGCTGTAGCAGACGCCGGTGTTTTTGAGTTTCGTAATCTAAGTGTATCACCATTAATATCTAAAAGGTTTGTAGGGGAAGTTGTGGCAATACCAACCATTCCATTTGCGGCTACACACATTCGTGTTTGTGTGTTAACTCTAAACTCCATTTTATTATAGTAATGACTATAAATTAATCCACCTGCGTCATTATCCGCAGTGTCACCAAAATATATACCGCCACTGCCATAAGTATTAGAGGCTAATTGTATATAGGCACTTCCATTAGTATTTCTTCCTTGTATAACAGTACTAGCGGGGGCAGATGTTGCGTTACCACCGCCATGTGCAGTAATCCTTGCTGAAGGAGCAGTAGTGCCTACCCCTAAATAACCACTTGAGTTGAGACGCATCGCTTCCGAGCCATAATTCCTAAACGCCATCGAGCCGCCACCATGACTAACCGCTATTCCTGCTCTTGATGCACTAAAGCTATTACCAAAATAAAGTGCGGCAGAGTTATAAGTTCCTGACCCCATCTGTAAAGTATTACTGCCAGAACTATCAAAGAATACAGTAGAGTTTGAATCTGGCGTTATGCCTGACGAGCCAGATGAAACATGCAGTTTAGACGAGGGGGTAGTAGTACCTATACCTACGTTGCCAGATGAGTCAATACGCATACGTTCAGTAAATGCCTCATCCGAATAAAAAGTTGTAGCACCACTTATACTGCCTATGAGTGTAGAGCCACCTGTTTCTTTTAGCTGTATATATGCTTCTGCATCACTAGACTCAAACTTAGAAACAACATTTGTTGCTCCTGAATTAACGTGTAAAGATTGTGTTGGACTAGTAGTACCTATGCCTAATCTGCCTAATGAGTCGATACGCATACGTTCAGAGCCACTTACATCAAAACGAACACCAGCCGCACTTGAATGTATTTTATTGGTTGTATCGTTATCCTTTAAATATATTGATACTGTGTCGTCAGTTGACTGAAACTGTGCTGAAACATTGTTTGTTCCTGAATTAACGTCTAAAGCATAAGCAGGACTAGAAGTACCTATACCTACGTTTCCAGAAGTATGAATACTAATCGCTTCATTGACCTGCCCGCTTGTTTGACCTGTTGTAGCCTCAATAACAGTTCTAGGATTACCAGTAGCATTGCTTTTAATTTTTAAGGCTGACTTCCAATGAGAACCAGTGTCACTGCCCATCTGAACAGCAATACCACCATCTTGGCTTGATGAATAACTCCCTGCTTTAACAACAAGTTTTTCATCAGGACTACTAGTACCTATACCTACATTGCCTAACTGATTAATACGCATCATCTCCGAGCCATCTAACTGAAATATAGTAGATGTCCCATTAGATGCATTTGCTCTATCAGCCTCTAATATAAGAGAACCATTATTGTTTCTAATGTAGCTAGAGCCGTTTGCATCTTTTAAATGTATGTCTGCGTATTGGTCTGCACTTTCTATTCTCAGCCCCTCGTCAGCTTGCCCTGAAAAAACGTGCAAAGCTGTAGCAGGACTAGCAGTGCCTATACCCACTTTTCCATTAGAGGCAATACGCATGGCTTCGCTACCACCATTAACCCATAGGGTTTGATTACTTCCTGCAAACCTCATGTATGTGTCGGTGTCACCACCTGCGCCAATATAGTTGGTATAGACTTTGTTTGATAGGTAGAGGTCTTTCCATCGCTTGCTTGAACTGCCTAAGTCATGTGCGCTATCTGTGCCTGATAATATATTACCTGATGCGGTAATCCCGCCAGTAACGTCTATACCTGTGGATGTTGTCTTAAATTTCTCATCACCATTATAACGTAGGCTACACTCTGCACCTGTTTTAAACTCAGCTAATTGGTTGCTGTTGGCACTGTCATAAAAATTAACTTGTGACCCATTAGTGTGTAGAGATAAATCACCACTACCAGTTTCCATAATTATAGACTGTCCATTGTTACCATTATGCAAAATCTGTAACTCATTATTATCCCCAAAGGTAGCGTGTACGTTATCCGCTAGGTCTACACCTGTAGCTGTACCGCCACCACCGCCACCACCAGAAGCATTTATAGTAGTAAATATTGTTCCACCATCTTGCTGTGTTAGCGTAAGGGTATTGCCAGAATAACTAACCCCTGTGATGTGGTTGCTATATGCAGTATTCCAGTTGCTATCGTTGTAGCCTGTAGCAGACAATGTCCCTGTAACACTTATACCTGTGTTAGTGGTTGCCAACTTAGCAGCATTATCATAGTAAAGAGTAACAGCACCATTAGCCTGTCCCTGAATAACATCTTCGCCATCAGAGGTTTGGATACGTACATCAGTACCTTTAATTATAAGATGCCCTAACCCTGTTTCTTCAATAACACTAGTGTCATATACATCTTTATATATATCTAAATTTGGCAGGGAGATTCTACCAGAGGCAAACACTAAGTTGCCTGTTAATGTGCCGCCTGATAACGGTAAATAACGACCATCTAAGCTAGTAGATATAGTTCCGCCATCTTGTTGGGTCAGCGTGTAGTTACCACCACTAAATGACGCAGAGGTAATCATGTTGTTGTATGCGGCATTCCAGTTGCTATTATTATTGTCTGATGTTTCAGGCAAGCCAGTAGTAGCATTAAATCCTAACAGCTTTCCTTTACGGTCATCCTTGCTAGGCAATTCCATATTGCCTGTAGTAGCATCATCATCTTGTAAACGTAGCGATCTATTAATAGCTGTTTGCTGTTGATTAGAAGCAAGCCATAAACGATCAAAATCATTGTTAACATCTGATGCCGCAAACAAGCCAGACTGTTGATAGTTAGTATCTCTATCTAAGTCCATTGCCATTACAATAGAAATAGCTTGGCTAGATGTTGGATGTATAGGGTTATTGTTCTCATCTACGAGAGTGAATGTAATAGTGCCGCCTGAGCCTACACCCACGTTCTCTACCGTGTAATGCGTATTTAATGTCTGCACGACACCATCTAAGTAGACAGTTACGTCAGAGGCATCGTTAAGCTGAAACGTATAGCTGTATACGCTTTGCCCATTACCAACATAATCATTTCTAGTTGTATTCGCTGTAACTGTCATTTTATATCCTCTTAATCCTGCACAAATTCTGGAGTTAATTCACCTTGTTGCCACCACTGACCTTGTCCATATTCAGTCTGTCGCTGTCTTGCCATTTTATTTAATGTTCTTTCCCTATTAGGGTCTACTTCTTTTCTAAACGCTTCTATCATGTTGTCAGTGAATAACTGCGTATACCATGTATCTGGCGTTAAACCTTTTATAAAGTTCAAGCCATCACCTAGTATGTTTGTATCTTCACCTTTTAATGCGTCTTTAATGTTACCTTTAGTCATCTTAATCAACTTAGAAGCTGTAGAAGCCTGTACGCCTGCTATGCTTTCAGTTAAAGACTGCCCATACTTTTCTGAATCAGCTAATATAAAGTCCGCAAACAATGAGCCAGAGCCACCCATAATAAATGCGTCAAATACAAATGTGCCGTCTACGTTTCTAGCATCACGCCCTTTAGCTAGTTCTTTTGCTTGTAATGATAATCCACCCATCATAGTAGAAGCCGCGGCAAAGGTAGTTAGATAGGATATTGTGCCACCCATTGTTGCTTGTGACATACCACGCATCCAGTGATTCATAGCTACAGTTATAGGAAATGATTTAATCTGCATAACACTTCGCACAGCCTGACCTACTCCTGTGCCTCTTTGCGTGCCTGCTGTTGTAATAGCTTGCGTTCTAGCATCCATAGTGGGGGTAGCGTATTCCATCTCTTGTAGTATCATTCTATGGAACTTCATGCTTTTATCTAATGTTACATTAGCAAACTTAGCACCTTTAAAGTCAAGCACTTCAGTCTTTCTAAATGCATCCCAATCTTCTTTAGTAATACCATAACGCTCTAGCACTTCCTTAAACTCTAAATCATCGAATGACTTTTTGAAGCTATCAGACAACATTCCTGCAAACTCCATAGTAAAGCCTTTTTGCATAGCCTGTGTCCAAGCCTCTAACCCTGATGCACGCAATGTTACTTCAGCAACTTTAGCTGTTGTTCCAGAGCCATATGTATCAGTGTATCTATTTAAACTATGCGCTCTGCCTAATGTGGTATCAAATACAAAGCCCATTCTTGCAAGCACGTTGCGGGCTTCTTCGCCACCACCTGCGGCTTGCTCTTTAAGTAACTGCGCTTGTCGCATAAACACTTTAGTCGCGCTCATTTTATTGTAATTAGCAGTAATTGCAGTAGTAGCTACGTCAGTGAACGATGCTAGTGCCGCGCCACCAAGTTTAGATGCAACCTCTACATTACGCCATGCTTGCATAGTATCAGCTATTCCAGTTACCTGACCGCCATTTACCTCACCACTAATCACTTTATATAAGTTGTCGTAATACTGTAGCTTTGCTCCGCCCAAAGGTTTGCCTCGTTTTTGAGACTCTCGTACTGCATAGTTTTTTAACCCTTCATACATATTTTTAGGGTTTGTCCCTAGCACTTGCATGAGTGCAATATCGCCTGCTTTGTCTTGTATGTGGTCAGTAATCGTTGTTAATATATCACCTCTACCAAATTTGTTCTGATAGCTAATCCATGAATCGCCATCTTTAAAATATAAAAACCTTTTTTCACTACCTTTGCGAGACAGTTTGCGACCAAGACCTCTAGGCACACTTAATCCCTGCGCTTTATTCATGCCGCCAGTAGTAATGGTTTGATAGGTGTATCGTAAACCTTCATCAAATTGTGCGTCATTTAGTGGCTTGCCTAAATCATCTAGCATTTTTGTTCTATCTAATAAAGGCTTTATGTAATCAACCCACTCATCTTCAGACAGTTTAGAGACTCTTGTCATGTCGTGTTTTTGTGGCAATATCCAGTCTTCATTTTTGCTGATACTGCCGCCTACCGCATTAAAATCTAAACGTATGTTTTCCATCATTACGTTATAATCTTTTGCAATTTGCATTATGTTTGCATCATCTACAGCTTTGCCATGCAATGCGCGTATAAAGTTATTAATGCCTTCTTTATCTTGTGACAATCCAAAGGTAGTAGTTCTAAATCTCTCTAAACCATTAGCCCAACCTGCAAGAAACTTATTAGTATATGTTTTTTGCAAAAAATCTACATTTGCATACTTAGCTTTACCTGTTATATCTTTGCCCATCAAAGATGCCAATCCTGCACCCAGTCCTTCTGGGTGTGACTCTGCGGCTTCTATTGCATTAGATAAACGTATAGCATCTACAACCTTTTCTCTTCGCTCGCGTGATAATGTTTCAGCAATATCTCTAATCATTTCTGCTTGATCAGGTGCGGCAAGTATTTCATCAGCCATTGTTTTGCTAATCTTTTTGCTTTTAACAGCTTCATTTATACAATAATTGAAACTAGACACGCGAACACCTCATTATTGATTCTAAGCCTTCAAGATCATCATCTATAGCTTTGATTACGTCATCAGCAGACGTCAAGACAACATTTCCATCTTCGTCTAAATCAAATAATCTTTTGTTTTCCAAAGTATTGTAGATAGCTATTTCCTCATTATATGCTTTAGTAAAGCCTGCTTCAGTTAGTGCCGCATCTTGCAAGCTAGTAGTATTAGCTTTAGGTGCAGGCGGTTTAGCCTTTGGCATGTATTCTTCTGGCTTAACTGTATAAGTTTCTATAGCCTCTCTTACAGCTTCATTGTTTTCAAGAATGCGTAAATCTTTTTCTATATTAGCTTTAAACAAATCGTTAAATGCTATTTCAGCATCATCTGTTGCTTCTAACTTGTTTATCAGGCTATCAACCTCTTTTGCACTGGAACTATCTGCATCTAATGTCTTCAGCTTATCTCTTAGCGACTGTATTGCGATTTGACGCGCCTCATCGATAGACTTGACCGTACCCTCTGCAAACCCTGAAAACGCCTCTAAAGCTAATTCCTCGGCTCTGAAGCCCTTTTGCAATCTCAAATTTTCAGCTATTTTTTCTATTGCATAAACAGATTGTGTTTCTGGTGTACTGTTTTGCTGTATCCAGTCATCTAGTTCTTTTTGTACTTTTGCATCTAGTGACGGTACTTGCCCTTGCTTAATGCGCTCAAGCTGTGATTGTGCCGCTAATGCCTCAGCATCTTTATTAATTTGTTGTTGTGTTCTTTTTATTAAAGGATTGTATTTATCACGTAATGCTTTTCTTTCCGCGCTTGCTTTAGCCTTTAATGCTTTTTTGTCTTTAGTTTTTTTTGCAGCTTTTGTTTCTTTAGCTAAGCGTTTTGAAATTTTATCTAAATCTAACTCTAGTCTTCTTTCTAGGCTACGAAGTTCGCCATTTAGTTTTTTTCTTTCTGGCACTGTGAGCCTTTCGCCTGCTGTGGCAGTTAGCTTGCTAGTTTGTTCATTGAACAATTTTGTTCTAACAATCTCTATATTTTTAGCTGTTGGAATGCTTGCGGCTTTTCCTTCAATAATCGATGGTTGCCATTTTATTGGTGGCTTAGTGTATATGCCTTCCCTTACGCTTAAATACTTTGCCGCTTTTTCTGCTGATTTTGCCAAATAACCTGCAACGCCTTGTACACCGCCACCTAATACGCCTGCTGTAATAGCTGTGATGCCTATTACGCGCAATGAATCTTCAACTGTATATGGTGAATCAATATCATTTTTATGCGAGTAAACTAAAGGCTGTATAGCCATTTCGGAAGCTAATGATACGCCTGCCATATTTCTTGCGCCTAGCATTGACCTGCTTAACACACTAAGACCTTTAGCCCCTGCACCTACACCGCCAAATGGCAATGATGCTATATTAATAGGGTCTGACATATAAGAGCCTGCCATGCCTAAAAACTGAGCAAAACCATTGCCGCGCTCCATGACATCTTGATTACGCTCTCTGCGCTCTGCAAGCATCTTGTTACGCTCTTCAAAAAGCTCTCTGTTGCTTTTTACTAATCCAGTATCTTCAGCTAACTTGTCATAGTTAAACGCACCATTTCTATTTGTATATGCGTCAAAATCCATACCGTCTTTTATTAACTGACGAACTGTATTTTTTCTGTCAAAATATGCTTGGTTGTTAAACAAAGATGAGTTGGACCTTTCTTCATCTCGCACAAATCCATAAGAAGCCTGCATGGTTTCAAAAAACGTAGGGTCATCAGGAGCATCATAGTCTATAGGTTTAAGACTAAGTAATGTTTCTCTGTAACCACGTTCTGATAATAAAGGCATATATATCTCTACTCAATTAAAAGCGTGTTGTTCTTTGTTCTAGCACATTCATTTGCGCTTCTGCTAATGCGGCTTGTTTTTCTGCTGTTCTTTCTCTTAGCTCTTCTTTATACTGACCAAGAGTCTTACCAGTCCGCAACATGTTGTTACTAATAGTTTCAGCATTTACAGCAAACTCTAACGGCATTCCGTTTGCATTAAACACTGATTGTCCGTTTGCGTGAGTAACCAAATACTTACCATTTTTGATTGATACAATTCTGTCAGCATTTCTAATTAATTCTAAGTCCATTTTAACTTGATTATCTGGTTTATTGCCTGCTATTTTTCGGTATTCAAGTTCAGACATATTATCAAAATACTTTTCTAAATCATCACTCGATACATCTTTAGGCAAGATAGTTTTAAATCCACGCACAGTTTCAACATTTCCTGTTACAGCTTTAACAGCACTTTTGTAAGCATCCTTGTCAAAGTCTGCGCCTTGCCCAACTGTGCTTGCATAATATGCGAGACTAGCTTCATACAAGGCTGTTGCGTCTGCATCTGGGACTGTATCACTGCCAATATATTTAATAAAAATATCTTCTGCATCAGATTTGTCTGTACCTTTGACCTTTACATTGCCTTGTTTCAGTCTGTAATTACCTTTAAATATACCTGTAGATACTGTTAAATCAGGATGCGTTGCGCCTTGTGCATATACTCGTGCATTTTCTTTAGAAAATTGACTCCATATTCCTGAGTCAGCACCATATACACGCGCTATAGCCGCCTGTTGTTCAGCAGTAATATCTTCGCTATTAAAGTATTCAATTAACTGTGTTGTTTGTGATGCAGTTAATATAGGAACTTGTGTACCATAATGCTCAAATGCTATTGCCGCTTGTTCTTTAGCTAATTCAATAGACTCAGGCGTAGGGTTCAACGGATTGAAGTCACCTAAGTCAGCAACACCTTGTTGTATAGCTAAACCCATTGGGTCTTCTTCTAATGATTTTTGAATTTTGTATTCTTGCGCTTGCATTTTAACTAAAAGCTCTGCGCCTTCTCTGCCTAACTCTTCTGCTTTATTTCTAAGTTTTGTTCGTTCGCTAGTAGGCTGTGCAGAATATTGAGCAACTTCCTGTGCGTCTTTTATATTTTTTGCCTGATCTGTACCTTCAGACATTGTAATAGCTTTTTGCACATCTTCTGGATTAGCTGTACCCATGCCTATCTGAGCAACTACACCGTCTACATACTCTCGATCTTGCTGTGCTTTGCGTTTGTTTTTTATTGCATTTGCAGTTGCTCTTTTGCCTAACTCAGTTTGTGCGCCTGCTGTAAACTTATCCCAACTATCCGGGTCAACGCCTTTAGGTATTTTTCCTCTCAAGTCATCAAGATAAGCGTATGCACTTTCAGGGTCTTGGTCAAACAACGTGTTAATTTTGTGTAATTGAGATTGCTCATTAACTAAATTATTGAATTTTTGTTTAGCAACTACTGGGTCAAAATTTTCGTCTACTAAAGCTTTTGCATCAATAGAATCAAAAACAGATTGTTTTTCTACAGCAAGGGCATCTAACTCTCCCATTCTTGCTAGGCGAGTTGCTTCAGTTACTCCTGCTTCTATATTGCCTGTATGCTCGGTTATTGCTGTTTTCTTTTGCTTAACATCATAAGCATTATTGATAGCTGTTTGTGCAGTTAATATACGATCACTTACATCTTGCCTAATTGTTGGGCGCATTTCTTCTGGCGCACCCTCTAGCAACCCATCTAAGTATGAGCTTGCTTCGTTTTGAAATCCTAATGGATCTTCTTTGTAAGTTTCTTTAAGATCGTTTATTCTTGCGCGACTATCTTGCTCACGCTGACTGCGTACTGTAGCGTTCAATGCTTGGTTATATTGTGCTGAACCATACTTAAATGCACCGCGCTCCTCAACTTCTGCGTATGTAACTTCGCCAGTTTCAGGATCAACTTTCCTTGCTTCTTCTGCCGCACGTACAGCTTCTTTTGGGGCTTCTGCCTCGCCAACACGTTTAGCAGTGCCAATAGCCATTTCCTGTAACTGCTCACCAAGACCCGCCAATGCTCGCATACGAGTTTCTGCTGAACGATCTACGTCAGTAGGTGTAAACTTGCCATATCTTATAATAGGTTTTATAGCCATTTATTCTACCCTTGCCGCTGATTCAGCCCCTGATAGTATAGTAGATGCCGCCCCAATAGTGCCTGCATACCTAGCGGCTTCACCTTGTCTTCTAAGCTGTCTTTGTTTTAGGCTTTCACTGAGAGCAATTACTGACTCACTTTCACCAACCTTTCTAGCACTTTCCAAAGCTATACTTTCTGGAGTCATGCCAGATATACCACTAGTAGCCATAGCCACTTGATTAGCCGCAAGTGTACGATTAAGCTCTTCACGCCTAGCAAGCTCTTCTGTCTTAGCGCGTAGCTTTTCTTCTTCAGCCTGACGCTCTAACGCCTCTTGTTGCGCTTTGCCAGTTTGATACTGACCGTAAGCACTGACTGCCGTTGATGCACCTATTGCCGCATATAACCAAAACATCGTTAACCTCTTTTATGAACTTATTTCATAATCTATTGCTAATAAATTAAATGGCGTAGGACCGTCTACAGTGATCTCTGGCGCGACTTCTCTATTCCACCCATTACCACCATTGCTATCCTCTATAATGCCTGTAGTGGGCTTAGAGGAGCTTAAAAAGCCATCTGCAGTATCTTGCCTTACTTCTGTAAGCACTCCATCAATCTTAACGCCTGACGTTTCTACAACACGCATATTCATCTTATCGACACGTTTCTGTGACAAGTTGTTGTTAGCACCTGACCCTTTAGCTGTAGCAATTGGCATGGTCTTAACCTTAGATACAAAGTTATAACCTATCTCTAATGTGCCATACAATGCTTGCTCATCAGCAGTTAGCGTCACTACACCGTTATTCATGTATCTGTCAGTAAGAACAAGATGGTCATCAGTCAAAGCAGTAGCTCCGCCACGTACATATAATTGTACTTCTCTGCTATTCTTTAATCCTGTGTCTACTGTAGAGCCAAATGCAGTGCCTAAATTTTGACCAGTTGGTGCTGTAAACTTCTTAGAGCAATCCATCAAGCTGTCAAATGACATTCTGCAAATACAGTAATCTTCGTGATCAAATGTAACGCTGTTCTTATCTAGCTTAGTGATAACGTGTAATACGTTGTTAACAGTAACACATTGCTCAAACGTATCAAAGTCTATGCCTACTTCGAGCGTGTCGCGATTCTGATTGAATCTGGTAAACCCATTGATGTCTTGTTCGCGTAAAGTGTTTAAGACAACAGCAGTACCGTCACCGTTGATAATAAATACATAGTTAGCGTCTTCAGCAGATACAGCAGATACAACATCCATATCTACAGGGTTTACAATAGCCTTAGAGGCTAATACAGATAAATCTATACTACGGTATGCGTTCTCATTAAAGTTAAACAAGAACTGCTTTAGGCTTCTTCCAGTGCCATCAATGAATAGTGTAGCCCCATCCAATGACATAGTGGGTACGTCAACACTGAAGCTACCATGTTGTGTTTGCTGTTCAGCAGTAATAGTAGCAGGGGTGTTACCTGTTACGTTGTACTCTGCGCTTTCGGTAAATACGTGTACGCCACGACCACCAGACACATCAATAATCTTGCTTTTAGAGCCGTTGATAGTAAAGGATAGTCCCTCATCATCAAGCCCTTGATCTATTTCAAAGTCTAAGAATGAGCCTGCTTTAGATGCTAATAAGTTCTGTGGCTTTAACTTAGTGCCACCAAACCATAATCTACCGTTAGCAAATACACCGCTACGTGGATAGCCTCGTGTTGCGCTCCATATATCTTCTTTTCTAGTTACACCCGCAGTAATAATGGCTGTAGCGATAGCCCCTGTACCGCCAGATGTAGCAAAAGCAAGCACTGTAGTCAAGGTAATTGCTGATTCGTTAGCACAAGTTACTGTGTATAAATGCCCGCTAGTATGTGACACAGATACGCCATTATCACCAAACAAAGGCATATCCTGAACTATGCGTCTTATTTCTTCTTCTTGTACTGTATGCGCTGAATTAGAGCTTGTTAAAGTCTTAGACTCTATACCGTTGATTTCTATTTTATATCTATAGCCAGTAGTCTTGTGATGCTGTAAGTCAATAGTAAATACAGCACTAGTAGGCGTAGGGCTTTGCGAATCATTGTAATCAAACTGTGGGATATTCTGGAATGTAGGCGTATCTATCTCTAGCCTACCCAATCCATTAAAGTCATGTATGATTCTTAGCGGTGGTTTGTTTTCATGAAACCCTAGCAATATGTTCTCGTTAACAGCTACACGGTCAGGCAAGTCACTACCATTGTAGTGCATTAGGTCCTGCACCTTAGTAGTAGCAGTGTCAGTTACGCGATATACCGCAATGTTGTTAGGGTCAAACACAAGCAAGAACGAGTCAGTCTTACTAACATCAAAGCTGTGTACTTTATAGACTGGAGTATCAGCAGTTTGCTCGTGGAATATACGAATCTCAGCAATCTTAATCGAGCTATATGGCGCAGTTGAAGATGCTTTACGAACTAAACGCCACCCATCAGCCCCAGTCCCACCAATGCCATTAACATCAATTCTTATGTTTTGCGGAAAGTCAGAGTAAATAGTTGGTACGTCTGCCGCTTTAGTCCAAGCTCCTGCACCTACTCTGTACTCAATGTCAAACGTATCCTCTTGATGTCCTGTGCCTGCAAGCTGTAATTGAAATAAATCAACATACTTCTTAGTAGTTGTAGCATTAATAGTTGTAGTCCAAACAACATAGTCTGCCCCAGTAACAGTTGCAGTTGTGCTTACCTGTGCTTCTAAATTATCATTATACAAGTATGGATATTCTGAAGTATTAGTGTTATTAGGCATTGTTGTGTTTGTATAGCTTGTTATTTCATCAACCATGATAGGCGCATGAGATATAAACTCAGTACCCATGCGACGCTTAACGCCACCCTGCGGTACGGTTACTACATTCTCAGCTAACTGCATGCCCTTGAAGTATTGATCAATATCTGTACGACCTTTGATTAGCTCAGACAGCTCACCACTTGTGAAGTTGTTTTGTAAAAAGCTACTCTTAGCCATTAGAACCTCACATCAAGGAATGGTCTGCTCTGTATAGGTGTGGTTGGGTGCTGTTGCGAATCAGTGTTACGCGCCATCTGAGAGGCATTTAGATACTCTCTAGCCATTGCGTCTTTAATGGTTGCACTCTCACTTATAGCGAGGGCAAAGTCTTTAGCCAAAGCGTACTCAAGCATCTTGGTAAAGTATGCAGGGTAATCAGCTTCAGATACGTCATAAATGTAATCGCAGTACAAGTCACCACTATAGTTACAGTACACACGATCACCAAGAACTTGATATGGTAAATTAGGATTTAACTTGATTAGTGTAAGTAGATCAGACGGCAACTGATACATTGATGAATACTCAGTGCCTACAGGGTCAGCGTTTATCTTAGCTAACTGTGCTTTCTTCCTAGCAAAGCCCCATCTGTGCTTAGTAAGCTCATGCGCGACTATGTTGTCGTATAAGTTATTAGCTACGACCTGTGCGCGAGAGTTGCCAGTAAGAGATGTTATTGGCAAACCACCTATTAAAATTAATGCGTTAGAAACTAATCCTATTTTACTAGCCATGATTTACCTTTATGTAGAAAAAGAAAAGGGGGGCGAACCCCCCTTATAAGCCTAATTAGGCAGGTGTTGCGTCATACTTGATTTCAACCAGACCTGCGACATCACGAACAGCCGCGCCTGCTTTCAACATACCGTTGCACAAGAAAGAAGTCTTCTGTGGAACGTAGTCAATAGAAGTTTTCATGTCCATGCCAATAGCAAGACCAATTGCAGATTTGTCAAATGCGTAAGCACTAACAACATCAGAAGCAACAGTTAGACCGCCTTCTGCACGATCTTCAAGAACAACAACATTAAAACCTGCAAATGTGTTAACTTCACCATTTACTAGAGCTTTAACATTTTGGTAGTCAGCAGATGATACTTTCTCATCAGCTAATAGACCTGCAAGACCAGTACCGTTGATAGCAACAGTAAGATCACCAGAACCAACACCTGCTTTAACCAACGCAACTTTAGCGTCAATCAAGTCAGAAGCAAGAAGACCAGTAGTAGTAGTACCTACAGCAGTAGGAGTAGCCGCATCCATAGCCGCAATTACTAGTTGGTCAAGTCTACGACCTAATGCACCTGCAATAGTAGTAGCTAGTTCTTGTTTTTCGTCAAAGTTTACTTCAGCCGCATCAAATACATCAGTGTACTCTGGAGCATTCCAGTTAGATAAAGTGGCTGTAATAAGGCTGTGTGCAACATCCATTGGATCAACGTCAGCACTGGTAGCTTTTTGATTAGCTAGACCTTTGCCCATTGCACGGAACTTGTAAGTGTCGCCAACTACGTTGTTACGTACAGTTACGGTGTCACGAAGGAGAGATGCGTTTTGAAACGCGTGTTTTACCATGCTGTCAAATTCAGTAACAGCTACTGGAGATAAGTTAATACTCATTATAATATCCTCGAAAAAGAGATTTTTAATTTAATAGTTTTTCAA